GCCGTCTGTTTTGCCTGTAAACTTGACCGCCTTGTAATCTCCGTCAGCAATAACCAGATTGCTTGTTATTGTCGTTAAGTTTGATCCCGCCGATGATGTCATTGCCGGATGGAAATCATTGATATTGTCCGGAAGCATTTCAAGCGACCTTATAGTCAGGGTTGTTTCCTCATTGTCGATTGCAACCCTGCCTTTTACCCAGCCACGGTCTCCATCTGCTTCACGTTTCCTGTATTCCCTTGCCATATGGAATACCCCGCCGCCCCTTGTTGCGCCTACGTCTGTCCACGCGCCTGTTGACCCTGCATCTCTGAAACTAAAAACTCCTTCGCCCAGCATCATATCTCTTGGAAAAGCCATTTAGATCACTCCTTTATAAATAAACTCTTACTCTGTATCTCAATTGCCGTCTTGCGAAATTCTCTGCGCCTGTTGGCAAGTTAAGCCTGTTTACCCTGAAACATCTGAAAGTCGGATGCCCCCCGCTGCCGTAATGATAATAGTTCATGCCTGACGGCGTTCCTGCAAAGTTGCCGTCTCCGTCTATCGTGTCAGTCAATGTTTCAATGTCGTCTATCTTGTTCGCATATCCTATGACATTGACCTCGATAATAAAATCTTCCAGCTTCTCGATATCCGATGTAGACGTGTAAGTAAAATATACATACGGTATCTTTGTTGCAGGGTTGACTTCCTCGCCGTTAAAGACTCTTGTTGCCAAAGTGCTTAACCTGGTATACACTGCACCGAGAAATTCGTTTGTTTTAGACATTTGTTGCCACCTTTATATTCTTGATTATCTGCGCTATCTTTGCTGTGTTTTGTTCCGCCGCCGGAGTCAAAAACGGCTGCGCCTTTGTACCCGGATGATTTACTTTCATTGAAAAGACTCTGCCTGCCGGACCTATCCACGTCAATACGCTTGCTGTTTTCGGAAGTATCAGATGAGGCGGCGTTCCCTTTTCTACATAGATCGCATAATCAACATTAGTGCCTATCTGTACCATCTTTTGAGATTCATACACCCTGTTAGATATGCTTGACCTCAAATTGCCACCGACCTGACCGTCAAGATATTGTCCTACAGGACACCGCAATTTTGCTTCACCCTCAACGAATGTACCTATCGCATGCAAGGCTCTTTTCTCAAATCCTTTGAACTCTTTTTCAAACAGCTTGTAGTTTGATTCGTACATATTAACCTCACGTTGACAAGTTATCACTCTGGTTGAACTCTAATATTATTTCCCTGTGATGCTGAATCCTGACCGGATCATCGTTATGCAATACCCTGTAAATCAGGCTGTCCGAATCTTTTATCCGGTAACTGTTTAATACCCACGAACAAGTACTTGAACATCCTATTACATGTGTTGCCCTGTCTATAAACTGCGCCCCTACGTTCACGTCCTGACCTGACAGATAGTCTATCCAGCCCTTGAAAGTTCCTACAGAACTCCACCCTGGAGTCCATGCGCCTGTTGCTGACTGTGTGGTTGTCGGTCCTTCGACCGTAAAAGTCTTGTCGTAATAATCCGAGATCATACAAACCTCACATGCCGCCATTTGTTAAGTCCTGCCATCAAAGACTTCGGATAACCGTTCAGCGTGTCTCTGTTATAAGTCACCGAGTACCTTGACACCGTTTCAGATACCACGCTGTGGTCTTGTTTTGTCAGCTTATAATTTACCATATCGGCAACAACAAATTTAAGAGCATTAGGATAAAGGACTTTGAAAATAGATACATACACGTCTTTGTCTTCTGTTACCAGTTCGTCAAAATACGGTCTTGATGTAGAAGTATAAAGAGTAAGAGTAGCTGACGAAACCGTTTCTACTTCAAAAAATCCGTCATTGTTGTAAGACCCTAAAACATAAACAGTCTGACCGTCTTTGAACTGCGCATAAACAAATCCGTTTGTCGCAACATCAAGGTTTATCGTGTCTCCCGATGTGGTATTGGCAGTAAACGATATTCCTGAACTTTGCAGATATACTTCATCGTCAACGAAATTGTTATTACAATACTCCCTTATGTCAGATTCTACTATCGGGATAAATCTGTCTATCAGGTCATCGTTGGTAGTTGTCGTTACCTGCAATATCGCTTTAATCTCTGTCCTTGAGGCTATCATTTATTTACTCCTTACAGTACTTTATAGACAGTTTCAAACCCGAATGTGACCGCGTCCCCTGTTGTCGGTGAAGTCCATGATATGTCAAGATGATCGATTGCGTTTAAATGAATATCCCTGTCCGGCTGCCAGTAAACGTCTGTAACTGTCGTCAATGGCTCTGACAATAGTTTGATGTCATACACGGTTGCAACTGCTCCGTTGTCAAGTACTACGTCAAGCGTTCCTGCCGCGCCTACTGCCGACAGATGCGCCCTGACTTCCAGGAGCGACCATAATCCGGTTGTAGATGTAACCTCATAAGTCACTACTCCGGTAGACGTTCCTGTCAGTCTTGCAAACTTAATGTCGTCAGTCGAGAGTTTAGGATGTGTTTGGATCCTGGCTCCCGACTTGACGGCAGAAATCATGCTTGATAAGGAATCAATGTCGCTACGAATCTCTTCTATGTCCGGCATCATTAAAGCAACCTGACTTGTTAATGCATCTATGTCAGTCGCACTTGCCGGAGTTAGATCACCCACTTTTGTTAAAATCTGTTGTACGGCCCGATTCAAGCCATATGATTCACCCATAGTTCACCTCTTATACGAAAGGCATTTTTGCTACGCCGATAAATCCGCTCATTGATGCGTCTGCGCTTGATGTGATCGTGACTGTGATCGTTCCGGTCGAACCTATAAATCTTGAAGATTCCAGAGGCCCTATCAACGCTCTGTAAGGAGTCGTTGCGCCGGTCGATGTCAGGGTAACTGCAAGAGTGCCGAGATCCCTTCTCCATGCAATTTTTGTTGAACCTGCGCTGACCGTGAATGTTGCGAAGTCTGCGTCAGTTGTTGATGTGATCTCGCAATAAATATAATATTTATCGTCGCGTTCCTGGTTGAATGTGAACGATCCACCGACAGTAGACCATGCTGTCGGAGAAAATTCCACGTATGAATCTCTTACCATTGTTGCTGCTGTTAAAGCTGTAGCCATTTATCTCACTTCCTTTTCGATTAAATAAATTAATGCTTCGGCATTACTGCCGATTAGGTTGTTTCTGCCGAGTATGTCAATGTCAGAGCTACAAGAGCTTTGGGTTGAACTACTTTAAACCCGTAAACATGAAGCCCTTTTACAGCGTCTGAGAAAGAAGATTCCGGCCTGTATGCTTCAACGCTTACAATTTGCTCAGCATAACTTATAGCATCTCTCTGACCTGCCATTGCATGAGTTGTGTAATCCGGAGCCGTTCCTGTCTGATACAGGTTGTTTGACTCATATACATCAAACCCCATCATCCTGCCGACTCTGCCGTTTGTCAGCTCGCCTTCGGCGTTGACAGTTCCTTCGGTGTTCAACAGCTTGCCGAGTATCAGCTTAGTAATAACCCACGGAGGAAGCACGATCCAGCGTCCTTCTTTGGGCACGTCCTCTTCATCCAGATACTGCCTTGCTGTTGCCAGAGTATTAAATATAAGCGCGCTGTCGCATGTTGCGTCAGTAACTGTGTGAGCCGCAGACGAATACATCAAAGCGATTGCCGCGTCCGCTGTGTCTGACAGTCCGTAAGCCGCTTTTTGCATTGCCCTTGTCATGACGTTTACATTAGCTTGAGCCTTGTCAATATCATCGACCTTAAACGCAAAATACTTCGCCTGATCGATTAAAAGCACGGTCTGAGCTGTCTGAAGCTCTTCCGGCGTGATCGAGGTAGAGTTTTTCGTGTAAGATGCTATTGTGATGTCGCCTATGCTGGAGATCTTGACTGTATCTCCGGCGCCTGTGATCTCACCCTCGTAATCCCTGTTGCAAAGAGAAGCAAACACATGACTTCTTTCAAACGTCTTGAGGATCTCTGCTGCCCAAATTGTCGGTATAAAATTTGATAATGACATTTATTTCCACCACCTTCTTGTTTGATTTACCATATTGCTTGTGACTTTCTGATCTTGTCTATATTTTTTATAACTTCTGCCTGTGTCATCTTTGACACTTCTTCTTTTGTGTACAGTCCTTCGGATCCGGGTTCCGGTCCTTCGGGTTTTCTTCCGTACTTTTTAAATATCTCGTCAGTCCATTTCTTTTGTGCGTCTTTAATGGTTTTTTCAAGTAAAGACAGGTTGATCTTTGTGCTGTCTATATCCTGCCCCACGAAATAGTCTACCAGTTCTACAGGCAGGCCCTTTTGTGTCGCTTCGGTAATAGCAGTCATCTTGAGTTCCGATTTCACTCTGCTTGTCTTTTCTCTTTCAAGGTCCGTTTCAAGTTGTTTTAGTCTTTTCTGTTCCGGCGTTTCTGCCGGATATCTTTTCGAGACTTCTTTTCCGACTTCCTCGTCAATCATCTTTTGCAGATTGTTGGTTTTCCAAGTCTCCAGTGACTTTGTGAAATGTCCGTCTAACTTCGGCTGGATAACCTTTTTTCCTTCGTCTGTGTCGATAAACCCTGCGACCCCGTCCGGTGTTATAAACCCCTTGACGTAATCTTTTACTTCTGGCTTATCTGCGTTTGTCTTTAAAAACTCCTGCACCTCTTTCAGTTCCATGTTTCTCTCCTTTACCCTGCCAGTCCTCGCCTGACAGTTTAATTTTATTTGCAACAAAAAAAGCGCCAAACACTAAAACCTAATTTTAAAAGGTTAGTATTGGCGCTCAAGGGCGCTCTGATTTAATTAATTACGATTATACCACGTTTAAATTGCTTGTCAAGTGGGCGTTTTCATCAGCAACTGTAAACACTGTTACCCTTTTACATCGCGGGCATTTTATCTCCAATACTCCGCCGACTATTAAAGCACCAGTGCTTGCGATCTCTATCGGCATATCAAAAGACTTCATCAAAAGCCTTCCGTCATGCGGACATCTCAAATCTTCGTTCATATCTGCCCCCATACCTTTAATGTCTGGTCTACATCTTCAAGGCTGCCTTGATACTTAAACATCGTCGCAGAAAGTCTTTGTATCTCATCCTGTCTCTGCTTGATCTGCTCTTCGCATTTCTTTAACTGCGATCTCTGATACTCTCTGCGGTCATCCATTTTTTTCATGAATGCATCTTTTTTATGCTCTTCCCCCGGTTGTCTCATTCCATACCGTTCCATGCACTTTAAAAGATCCGCCTGTTCAGGTATATATAGTTCGACTTTCAGACCTTTTGCTATTCCTAAAAAGAATTCGCATGAAGGCCTTTGTTTTTCGTACTCTGATCCCACTGCCATATCTACACCGAACAGATGTAT